ATGAAAATCCTTGTTTGGGAAGTAAGAACCTCAAAAGGGTTCACATTGATGGAGTTATCGAAGAAATCCGGAATCGGAAAATCTACGATAAACAACATCGAAAATGGTAAGGTGTCACCGACATTGTTTCAACTTGAAATGATAGCGATTGCATTAGGCGTGAACATCACCGACCTGTTTGAATCCGAATACAAATAATTGTATCACAATGCAGCAGGATTCCGGCAGCAGGAGGAACGATTTCCACAATTATGGAAATCAACCTCGATATTTCCACAATCATGGAAATATATGATACAATGCAATTCGGAAAGGGGGTGGTGTCTCCCTTGAATTACAAAGAGGCTATTATTGAAATAGTCGGAAAGATACACAACGAACGCATCCTCAAGAGGATATATAAATTCGTGGCGTATCTGTACACCCATGAGACTGGCGGTTGAAAGACTGTCAGTCTTTTTTAATTGAATTGTTGCGAGAAAACTCTATTGCTTTTTGCATCAAATTATTAAGAGCCTTAATGTCATCGTCGCTCAATTCAAGCATGAATTTGAAAAGATTTTTTCGAGCGTCGTCCTCACCTGCCATGATGCGGTCAATGCGTTCGATGAAATCATCGTCCGTATCAATGAACATCTCACCGTCTCCGGTGGTCAACCACATATAATCAACATTGTACTCACGACAAATCGCCTTGATAACCTGTTCAGTCACGGAGTTTTTTCCATTCTCAAGTTGACTGACAGAGTTCTTTTTCATTCCTATTTTCTCACCGAATTTCTCAAGAGTGAGACCGAGAGTTTTTCGGACTTCTCTGATTCGTTCGCCTTGCGTCATACTGAATCACCTCCTCTGTTTTCTAAAGCATAACACCCAACGAGACAAAAATCAATAAAAAAGTTCTTTGAAAGAACAAAAAAGTGTTGACATTGTTCTTTGAGAGAATTATACTGTTCTTACAAAGAACAAACGGGAGGTAAAAATAACATATGGAAAACATAAAAGTGAATAGCGTATCAGAGGCATGGAGAACAGCAGAAAGAATTTTTCCAACAGATTACGAAAAGAATGAGGAGAGCAGCAAACGGGCGGGTTATCCAATATATGAGACAACCTCAACAGACGGGCGATTCTCCGGATTCCACATTTCAGACCTCAACACCCGATTAGAGGTGAACATGGGAGCAGAAACGGTGACGATTTGGATTAAGGAGGATGCATTTGAAATTGTAGTAAAAGGATTAACAGAGGATGAAAAAGAAAGCCTCAAAGAGGTGGTTGACAAGGAAATCCGGAGAATCAAATACCGAAGACATAAGGCAGAAACCTCAAATCTCCGGTACGTGATAGACCTAAATTCATAGCAGATTAGAACTCATGTGAACAGCGGTTGCAATTTGCTCATTGAGTTCGGATTCGTTTTCGGGTGCATAGATATTGTCAAACTCGATGCACTCCGATGAATCAAAAGCACAAAGAGAGAGTTCTGCGGGAACAGGCTCTCCACCGTCGGAATCGTCAAGAGGTTCAAGAATGGAAAGTTGCACATATTGTTTTCCAGTGCGACGAGCATCTTGAACGAGGGAACGGAGTTCCGAAATGCTAACAATGATTGAATCTCTCATGAAATCACCTCCTTGCAATAATTATACAATGCAGGGCGGGAAAATAAAAGCCGAAACGGGGCAGCAGTCGCCCCGTCAGTGTCCGGATGGCAACCGACACTCTGACGATGGCAAGCCGAAAGACATCGTGCAGCGATACCGTGGGAAACATGGCAGCGGTCGCACCTGCTAAAAAGTGCGTGGATGGTCAACAGGTTTTCGATGGTTTTTAAGGTGAAAAGCATCAACACGGTAGACAATGCCGGAAAGCAGGTGGACGGGATGAAAAGACCGAGAGAGCCACCAACAGGAGGAAACAGGATGGATATAGGACGAATATTGCCGACAGAGGCAGCAGCAATCCTCAATGTATCACCGCAATTCGTGAGGGTAGCAATGCAGCAGGGAAAACTCCCGATAGGAACGGCGGTGCAGATGTCCTCAATTTGGACGTATCACATTTCGGAAAAACTGCTTGCAGATTATTCCGGAAAGAATATAGAAAAAGAGATTGAGCGAATCCGAGGAGGTGTTGAAAAATGACGAGAAACGAGAAAAAGGCAGTGATTGAGAGCATGGCAGAAAAATTCATGAACATCGACGACCTTGAGGGAAAGTCAATGACCATTATGGTGATGTCTGCGTATGCCGAGGGTAAGGCAGCAGGAAAAGCAGAGGAGCGTCGCAGATGGGAACAGAAAGAGGCGGTTGCAGCCGTTTAATGAAAACGCCCCGTCATAACGGCGGGGCAGTACATAGCAGGAGCGTGAGAGCAAAGAAAAAGGACAACCATTGCAGTGGTCGTCCTTTTATCGACTGATTGTGTCAGTCGCTAACTGATAGAAATATTATAGCAAATCTGACACAAAAAAAGCAACTTGAAAAGAGACCGAAAAGGTCTATAAAATCAAGGGTTTTCGGAACTTTTATCGTCCTTGTAATAGATAATAACAAGTCTACGAAAACATAACAGGAGGCATGTGTCAGATGGCAAGAAAAAGAGGAATGCAATATATCCCGTATGACTATGAGGCAGCATATAACAAAGAGATGGAGGACATGCATGAGTGGTTCGTTGAGAACCTGTTCCAACATCGAAAGAAAGTTATATATGCATTGAAAGAGATAACAGCAGGAGACCAGTTTGAAATTGAGATATATCCGCAGTTCCGGAGCATGGATGAAGTACCTCCGGAGGGGAGGACAATCAAGAAAGACAACAACAAGGCTCAAAAGAATCTGAATGATAAAAATGCACGGAAATATGTTGAGAGACTAATCAATGAGAATTTCAGTGACCGTGATATTTGGATGACATTGACCTATGATGACGCACACCTCCCGCCGGACGGTGATGTCGATGCAGCAATCAAGAATGTGCAAAAGTACATCCGACGCATCAACTATCAGAGAAAAAAGAGAGGTCTCCCGAATGCAAAATATGTCTATGTGACCGCATACAATCCGGATGCGGAAATCAGATGGCATCATCACATTGTCATGGATGGTGCGTTAGACATGGAGACAGTTGAATCATGTTGGAAACAGTCAAGCAGGAATGAGGTTCGCAGGTTACAGACAGACGAAAACGGTTTGTCCGGCATGGCGAACTATATCGTTGAAGAAAAGAACCGTGTTCCGTCAGAAAAGAGATGGAACAGTTCACAGGGATTGAGAGACCCACGAATCAAGGTCGTTCATTCCAAACGTCCGGCAGCAGGTGGCAGCTATAAACAGATTAGCTCATTCGTTGACGGAATGGTAAAAAACAGAGATTCAATTCCGGAGGTATTGAAAAAGTGGTATCCGGAAATGGATTTCACAAATGCAGCAGTGTACTACAACGATTTTAATTGCATGTTTTATATACATGCACGAATGAGGAGAATGAAAGAGATTGAGGAGGCGGTCGGGAAATGAGATTTGACTGGAAACCGGAATCAAAAGATAGATATTTCAGAAAAGCAGAGGCAGCAGTCAAGGCAGCGGGATTCGATGACATCCTGTGGGTAGACAAAGACCAGTTTTCCATCGTCAAAGGAACGGTCAAGGTACATTTCAAGCCGATTTCAAGAGACGGAAAGACACGCCGATGGTGGGAGGCAAAGAGAACGATTGAGAATATGCATGAAGTGCCTCCGGCAAAAGACCAGTTCGGCAGGAAACACAAGAGAATTTTCATTCACGCCTACATGATTTTAGAAATGGAGGAGCAGGACAGATGAAAATGAGAGAAGTCGCAGAGAGATTCAGACATATGCTCAAAGTCAAGGATTGCAGACATTTATGTCTGACATGTGAATATTACGAAATATGCAAAAGAGAGGTGAATGCAGATGAATATGAAATACGCAATGAGAAGTGAGGACACAGAGCAAATCAATGTCGTGTCGTGGGCGAATTGGAATGTGAACCGCTATCCGGAATTGAGGTGGTTGTTCCATGTACCGAACGGAGGCAGCAGAAACAAGCAGGAGGCAGTTAAATTCAAACAGATGGGTGTCAAGGCGGGCGTTTCTGATTTGTGCCTCCCATATCCGAAAGGGATTTACTGCGGATTGTTTATCGAAATGAAATACGGCAACAACAGGCAGCAGGACACGCAAAAAGAGTTCCTTGCAGATATGGCAGCAGCAGGACATTTTGTCGCAACCTGCTATTCAGCAGAGGAGGCAATCAAAGTCATTGAGGAATATTTGAATCTTGCGTTGTGTTATTGCCCGGAGGAGGATTTCAACAACAAAATGAGCATCCCGAACAACAGCATCCTCAAGGACGGGAAAGTCAAGGGAGGCAGGTCATGACACTTGCAGATTTACTCAACATATTAGAGAGTGCGGACATGCTGCGAATCATCAAGGGAGACGAGGAAATATTCGTCGGGTATCTTGCATTATTTGCACCGGAGGTCGGTCACACGAACTGCAAACTCTATGAACAGTATAAATTTGACGAGGTTGTGAAATTCAGAGCAGTTCCGGAGATTACTCACAGGAAGTGGAAAGAATTGAACCTCATGTCACCACTGCGACCGGACGAAACACCGGATTTCAAGTTTCAAGAATTGCAAATGAAACTGTATTACACAATTTATTTATAACAGGACAATAACAGGGAAACAGGAGGAAAAGACATGAAAATTATTGCAGTAATGTCACCAAAAGGAGGAATCGGGAAAACAACGACATCCGATTCAATCGCCTACATGTTGGGCGAGGAGCAGGAAAAGAGAGTGCTTGTGTTGGATGGAGACCCGCAGGGAGACACATCAAAGACATTCGGAGTATATGAACCGGACGGAATCGGCATGAGCGAACTGCTTGAGAAACATGAATGTGTCGGAGGTACATATAAAACGGGCGATTTGATTCGACCGACAGACTATTCACACATTGACATCATTCCGGCGAATGGCTATCTCATGAAAACCGACATGAATCTGCTGCTCAAGTCGGAGGACAATCAAGTCACAAGGATGCGTGAGGCATTGGAGGAAGTATCTGACGCATACGATTATTGCATTTGTGATTGTGGTCGCTTGCTTGACATGGTAGTCATCAATATTCTGATTGCAGCAGAACTCGTCATCGCTCCGGTAAAGGTCGGAGGATATGAAATCGAGGCATTGCAGAACCTTGAGGAACAGATTGAGGATTTGAGAGACATCAATCCGGACTTGAGAATCAAGGCACTCATGACAATGCGACAGAAAAACAAGACCTCTCTTGAGGTGGAGGAATGGTTGAAAACAGAATCCGGATTTGACATGTTCGTCACACCGATTCGTCGTTCTATCATTGCAGAGAAATCAACAACGGCGATGATTCCGCTCCCGAAATTTTCAAAGAGAGGAATCGTGTCTCAAGATTATAGATGCGTGGTGCATGAATTACTCAAGGAAATGGAGGAATAAACATGGGAGACATTATCAAAACAGCACAATGCAGGTTTTGCGGTCAGATGGTACAGATTGAGACTGACAAGGAACTGACGCAGCCACAGGCAGAGGAACAGGCGACAATGACATGTAACTGCACGGAGGCGGTCGAGTATCAGAAAGAGAGGCAGAGAAAAGAAAAAGCAATGATGAATGTATCTGCCTTGTTTGGGGAGAACGCAGCACCGGACAAGAGATGCGGTGAGGGCATCGTGAACATCTTAAAGGCAGCAGTCGAGGAGATTTACACCGGAGGACTTGCGAAAGTCACATTAAACCTCCGAGGGGGGGTCAAAGCATCAATTTCACAGAATGCAAAGGGTGAAATTAACGTCGAACGTACAGAGACAAAGAAACAGAAACTCACAGAGTAATAACAGGAGGTTGAACAGATGGCAGCAGGATTCAGCGTGAAAGACGCACTCAACAAGAACAGCAAAGCGGGGATTGACGAATCTCCGAGAGCAAGATTCCGGACAAAGGACATCTCAATTTTCAAGATGTACCGGAACGATATGAATTTTTACAATGTAGAGCAGATTGAGGAACTGGCAGGAGACGTCCTCATGTATGGCTTGAAACAGAATCTCGAACTCGTATATGCACCGTGCGAAAAGGGCGAATATAGAATCGTGGCAGGTGAAAGACGGTGGGAGGCTCTCAAGTATCTCGTATCAAAGGGATATAAAGAATTTGAACTTGCGACCAGTAAATTGACGACACCGCAGGACGATGACGAGGAGCAGGTTGAAATCATAATTGCAAACGCATACCGTACAAAGACCGTTTCAGACATGATTGAGGAGGAAACACGCCTCAAGACATCTCTTGAGCGTATGAAAGCAGCGGGAAAGAAAATCAAGGGATATGACCTGCAATCCGGACGATTGAGAGAGGTGATTTCCTCAATGCTGCACATGAGCAAAACAAAGGTTGCTCAAATCGAGGCAGTCAACAACAATCTGATTCCGGAATGGAAAGAGGAACTCAAGGGCGAACGCCTAACATTTTCCGCAGCCTATGAATTGAGCGGGATGACAGAGGACGAGCAGCGGGAGGCACTGGGGAAAATCGCAGAGACCGGAGAACTCACGCACAAAGATGTGAAAGATATGAAAGCAGAAAAGGCAGCAGGGCAGCAGGTGTCAGAATCCGACACAGAGGCAGAAATCGGCATGAATCCACCGGAGGCAAAAGTGGGCGACGATTATGAAACGCCACATCCGGAGGGAATCACATCAATCTGCTATTCCTGCACCGAATATGAGACATGCAACGTCAAGACCGGAACATGTACCTCATGCGACAAGCACAAGAACCGTACAGAGGCATACAAGACCGACGAGCAGAGATATTCAGAGGAACAGGATGCAATCGACCGTGAGACAAAGAAAAAACTCCGTGAGATGGAGCAGGAGGAGAAAATGAAAAACCTCCCGTCAGATGCAACGGGGGAGATAAAGAGTATCAGAGTATCAAAGGAGAAATTCGAGGAATACACGGGAGAACATAGAAAACCGTACATGATAACAAAAGACGACGGTTTCAAGGTCGGAAATGTCGTCAAATTGGTAGTATTTGCAGCGGGTAAAGCGACTGGAGAAACAGCAGACATGAGAATCACATGCAAAGACGACGACATCACATGCAGCGGATTGACGGACGGATGGTGTGTCATTGGTCTTGTAGCAGAAAAGGAGGAATAATCATGAATGACATCAAAAGAGGCGAAATGTTCTACATCAGCAGAGGGGGGCATCCTACAACGGGAGCGAACAACACGCAGACCGTCCGGCAGTAGTGGTTAGCAACAACAAGAACAATGAGAACAGCAATGTTGTTGAGGTTGTATATATGACTACACAGCCAAAAACAGACCTCCCGACACATGTGACAATAAGGTCAACAGGCAGAATCAGCACGGTATTGTGTGAGCAGGTTTATTCGGTATCAACGGAACGCATCGGAACATATATCGGAGAAACGACAGACAAGGAAATGGAGAACATCGACATTGCTCTCATGATTTCCTTGCAGTTGGATAATGGCATCAAGACAGCAAAAGAGTATTACAAGACCATCAAGGAACAGCAGGAGGAAATTGACAGTCTCAAGAGAGAAATTGAGACAATGCAGCAGGAGCATGAGGAGGCAATCGCAGAGATTGAACAGGATGCAGCAGTATACGTTGAGGAAAACAAGAAAAATGCAAATATGACATCATCAGAGGACACAATCAGATTGCAGACCGAAAGAGATACATACAAAACCATGTATGAACAGTTACTCAACAGATTAGTGAATGGAGGAGCAGCATGAACAAAAGCGAGTTAAAAGCAATATTTATCAATGCAAAGGCGACAGGTGCAAAATACATCGGCGTGAGCATTCAGACAGAGGGCAGCAGTCAACCGGAAATCATCATCAATCCGAATGCGAATTTTGATGCGAAATTTGACTACTACATGGAGGCATACGATGACGATTTGATTCTGATTGCAGCAAAGGGCAAAAAGGACATCAGAATCACGGCAGCAGGGCAGGGAAACAGTTTCGAGGACATCGAGTGTCAGTTGATTGGAGAACAGGGCAAAGGTTGGAGAGAACTCATTGCAGCAGCAATCGACAAAGCCTATGAGAATATGATTGCGAACACGCCTCCAACAACGGAGGAGGAACGGACACACTGCGAAATGATAAAAGAGGCAGTCAAGGGAATGTTCATCAATGAAAGCCGGACAGCAGCAGAGGCAGAGTTCATCAAGACGCACATTGTTGACTATGAGAAAATATTCGATGTCTGCATGAATGGTGATGACCTTGAGTTCAAAAAAGGACTTGTCAGATTGCAGAAAATGCAAAATGAATATGTTATGCAGCGGGAAAATGACTGATAGAGAAAAAGAGGCGTTCATCGGCGGGATAGAATTTGCGAGAGACTGGAATCTCGACATCCCGCCGGATGATTTGCGTTTATACGAGAGATTGATTCAAGAAAGGACGAAAAAAGAGAATGAACAAAGTCATATTGATGGGTAGGCTCACAAGAGACCCGAATGTCAGATATACACAGCAGAACAGTTCACAGGAATCCATGTGCGTGGCACGTTATACACTGGCAGTCGACCGCAGAGGTGCAAGAGACGGGCAGCAGTCAGCGGATTTCATATCATGCGTCGCATTCGGTAAAAATGGCGAATTTGCAGAGAAGTATTTGAAGCAGGGAACGAAAATTGCTGCAACGGGCAGGATTCGGACAGGTTCATACACCAACAGAGACGGTCAAAAGGTATATACGACCGAGGTTGTGATTGAGGAACAGGAATTTGCAGAAAGCAAGAGGGCAGCAGGAGAACAGGCAGAAAATGCCGGATATTCAGATGCAGGAGACGGATTCATGAACATTCCGGACGGTGTCGACGGCGAATTGCCTTTTATGTAAGCGAAAAGGAGGGTTGTGATAATATGGGAATCTTAAAAGGCATAATTGACCGATTTCGGGCGATGGGAAAAACGGAAAAAGAGATTTCGGGCATTATTGAGACGGCAGCAGATAAAGCGACTGCAAATCCGGAGGTCACGAAACCGGAAAAACCGAGAGAACCGGAAATCAAGATTGAAACAACAGCAGAGGCGTTCATTGAGGCAGTTTTGCAAATGGGAACGACTTTGCAACAGGCAAAAACGGCAATTTTGAAAATGAGCAGTTCAAGAGATGCGAAAAACCGCAAAAACACGAACAACTGGCGTAAAATGCACGGTCTGCCTATGAGAAGAAAGCAGAAAGCGAGGAAAAAGCATGAAAGAGGAAAAGGAGCAGACGGTCATTGAAAAAACCCTGCTATATCTTGAAAATTATCGTGAAATGGAACGATACATCAACGAGGCAGTATCAGAGACCTCTCAAGTGCCGGATATAGGCAAATACAACATATCAGCAGAAAAGGCGTTCTTGCAATCGGTCAGAGAGTGCCGTGCAGAGACGGTAATTCTATTTGAACACTTGAAAAAGGCTCTTGCATCGCTCAAGGAAGATGCAGAGGCAGCAGGTGAGGGGTACAAATACGACGCTCTTGAGGCGGTCTATATAAAGGGCATGTCATACGAGGATATAGTGAGGGAGACAGGATGCGGACGCAACTCACCGAAAAAGTGGTGCAGGGTGATGATTCAGCGGTTGTCAATCAAGTTATTCGGTGCAAAAGCGATTGAAAATGATAAAAACGGAGTGAAAACAGGGTGAAATGAGGGTGAAAACAGGGGTAAAAAGTGGGTGAACAAAAGACAAAATAAACGTGATAATATGTTAGCGTGAACAGTTGAGACGAGCGATTGCAGATGTGCAGTCGCTTTTTTCTTGCCTGTTTGCCCTCCTGTTATATGCGGGTGGTATATACACAGCCATGTGCATAACTGCCCGCCTCTTGTGGATAACACAGCAGGAGAACACAGCAAGAGAGGAGAACACAGATGCTATTGAAATCATGCAGGTGTGGGAAGTTGATTCCGCAGTCAATGAAGATGTGCGAGGAGTGTGAGCATCGGCAGCAGTCGAGACACATGATATACAACAACACACGGCGAGACGAGAGAGCAGCAGAGTTCTATGTATCAAAGGAATGGCGGGCGATGCGGGAGCGTATCATTGAGGTCTACGACAACATAGATATATACGCATTATATGTCGAGCATGAGTTGCTCACATGCAATCCGGTTCACCACATTATTGAACTTGAGGACGACTGGGAACAGCGATTGAATCCGTTCAACCTCATACCTCTCAACCATAAGACACACAACACAATCACTGCTTTATACAAGCAGAGTAAAGCAAGTATGAGAGCAACACAAAAACAGTTGAGGTCACTGATTGAGTACCACTTTCGAGAGGCAGGGGGATATAAAAAAGTTTTGTGCGATTCGTTTTTAGTCGCACCCCCTCTTTTCCTTGGAGAAAACTCCCCACGAGAATTTCAGTAGATGGGTATATCCGAAAGAGGTGTCAGAATGTGACACAAAAGCACTGAAATACTGACGGAAAGGAGGTTTGTTGCATCATGGCAGGACAAAGACAACCTACAGATTTGGTTGTGATGAACGGGCGAAAACACCTAACAAAAGCCGAGATTGAGGCACGAAAAAACGCCGAGGTCACAGCACCATGCGACAAAGTGAGACCTCCGTCATATTTGACACCGGAACAAAAGAAACGGTTCCGGAAGATTGCAAAAGAATTACTCGAAATCAAACTGATTTCAAACCTTGATTGCGATGCACTGGCAAGACTACTCATTGCACAAACGCAGTACATCGAAATCACAGAGCAAATCAGAGCAACTCCATTGATGGAGGATGTTCCAGTCTATGAGATGCGGGAAAATCCGGACACGGGCGAAAAAGAACGTGTGCAGGTCGGTACAAGACAGGTCGTTTCCGGAGAAAGAGAACGCCTCATGATTATTCAAGACCGCTGCATGAAACAGTGTAGGCAGGGAGCATCAGATTTCGGACTGACAGTTTCCTCCCGCTGCCGTTTGGTCGTACCGAAACCACAACAGCAAAAGCCGGAGAACAAATTTGCGAAATATGCAAATTAAGGCATGGCAAAAGCAGGAGAAACACAAGACCGCTGCACACAATACGCCCTTGATGTCGTATCGGGCAAGATAACAGCCGGAGAATATGTCCGTCTTGCATGTCAGAGGCATCTTGACGACATCGAAAAATCGAAAGCAGCACCGTACAAATACTATTTCGACGTTGAAAAGTCGGAGGAAATCATCAATTTCGCAGAGGAATTGACCATTGCAGAGGGCGAGGAAAATGAGCATGTGACGGCATATCCGTTCCAGTGTTTCATTTTAGGGTCGCTCAATGGATGGAGAACAAAGGAAAAGTCATACAGACGATTCAGAACATCCTATGTGCAATTAGGACGACAGAACGGAAAATCGTTCATCAATGGTATTTTGGCGTGTTATTACGGCAATTTTGACGGGTACAAGTACGGAAAAATATTTTGTACGGCTACAAAGCAAGACCAAGCGAACATCGTTTTTGACGAGGTCGCAAAATTCATCAATTCCGACGAGGATTTGTCAGAGTGGTTCAAGGTTCACGACCACAACCACACGATTGACTGTTTGCTGACACATTCGGAAATCAAAGCGTTGTCCGGAGACACAAAGTCACTTGACGGACACCGTGCATATTTGGGAATCGTCGACGAGTATCACGCACACAAAACAAATCAGATGTACAAACTGCTTGAGGGCGGTATCAAGAAACTCAAGTCGGCGTTGATTTCAGTTATTACGACAGCAGGGTTCGACCTCAAGTCGCCGTGCTACAAATTGTATGAGTATTGCTGTAATCTACTCAAGGGCGTTTTCGAGAATGACAGTCAATTTGTCTACATCGCACAGATGGACGAACACGATGACAGGTACACACCGGAAAACTGGATAAAAGCGAACCCGATTCTTGAGTTTGACAGGGATGCACTTGAGAACCTCATTCCGATTGCACACACTGCCCGTGATATGGGCGGGGAGGACTTGAGAGATTTCCTTGTAAAGCAGTTGAATATGTGGATGCAGTGGTCAAATTCACTGTACATCAAGGACATTGCATCATGGAAAGCATGTGCCGTTCTGAAATCACTCAAGGATTTCAGAGGGTCAAAGTGCTATGTCGGAGTTGACTTGTCATCCGGAGGCGACTTGACATCAATCGCAATCGTGATTCCGTTCATGGTGGAGGACACGAAAAAATATTTTGTTCACACACATTCGTTCATTCCGTCCTCAAGGGTGGATGAACACATCAAGACCGACAAAGTACCATACGACGTATGGATTGAAAAAGGTCTTGTGACGGTAACGGAAACACTGGGAGGAATCAAGACAGATTACAAATATATCATCAAATACCTTGAGGATTTGGTGAGAGAATACAACCTCAAACCGCAGTTGATTTGCTACGACCCGCACAACGCATCGGCGTTCCTGTCAGACCTTGAGGCGATGGGATTCGATTCAATCTCTGTCACGCAGACAGCAAAAGAGTTGAACGATGCGACCGTTGATTTCAGACTTGAAATCCTTGCGGGCAATGTGGAGATTGAGGGAATGGAAGTCGGCAAAGAGGGCAACAAGATAGTTGTTCCGGTCGACAGTCTGCTTGTTTGGTCGATTGCGAACGCAAAGACCATTTCAAACAACTACGGCGAAATAAAGATTGATAAGGACATCACGACAGAACGAATCGACCCGATTGACGCTATCATCGACGCATGGAAACACGCAATGAAAGAGGAATACCGCCCGGACGTGAACGAAACTGTCAATGAATGGCTTGAGCAATATGAAAAATACATGAAGAAAGGCGGTGAGAAATAAATGAATCCGTTTCAGAGATTAGGAGTAAAAATTTCAAATTGGTGGAGAGGCGAACCACAGAACGACGGAGGGAAAATGACATTGAACTCACCGTCGTTCCTTGAGCGAATAGGATTGAAAAGAAAAGGGAAACCGACATCAGAGGTCACATATTTCACTTGTCTCAAGATGCTGTCGGAGACCCTTGCGAAAATGCCTATCAAATACTATCAGAAAACGGACAAGGGAATCATTGAGGCAGAGGCGACAGATACATCAAAACTGCTCTCAAAAAGACCGAATCCGTTCATGACACCAACAACATTTTGGAACACGGTTGAAATCAACCGCAACCATTACGGAAACGGCTATGTGTATATGAGAAAGAAGTTTGACCGAAAGAAATTCGGCGGTGAAATAAAAATCGTTGATTTGTGGGTCATGCAGTCAAATTGTGTGCAGATAGTCGTTGATGATGCAGGAATATTCGCAGGAGTGGGGCGTTTGTGGTACGTCTACACAGACCCGACATCCGGTCGTCAATATGTGTTTAGTACAGACGAGGTGATGCATTTCAAGACATCATTCAGCTTTGACGGAATCACAGGACTACCAGTGCAACAGATATTGAGAGACACGGTTGCAGGTGCATCCGAATCACAGGCGTTTATGAATAACTTGTATGAGAGCGGTCTGACAGCAAAAGCGACACTCGAATACACAGGAGAGTTGAACGAAAAGGCAAAAGAGGCACTTGTCAAATCGTTCGAGGAGTTCGGCAGCGGGGCAAAGAACACAGGAAAAATCCTGCCTGTTCCGTTGGGAATGAAACTCACACCTCTCGACATCAAACTGACCGATTCGCAGTTCTTTGAACTGAAAAAATACAATGCATTGCAAATCGCAGGAGCGTTCGGAGTAAAACCGAATCAAATCAACGATTATTCAAAGTCGTCATATAGCAATAGCGAGATGCAGCAGTTATCATTCTACGTCGACACGGAACTGTTCATCATCAAGCAGTATGAGGAGGAAATCAATTTCAAAATGCTGCCGGATGAAGATACAGACGACGGATATTATTACAAATTCAACGAAAAGGTATTGTTCCGCACCGATTCAAAAACGCAGATGGAGTATTTGAGAAACGGTGTCGGCGGAACGATTATCAAACCGAATGAGGCAAGACGTAAACTCGACATGGAAGATGCGGAGGGAGGCGATGTCCTACTTGCAAATGGTAGCATCGCACCGTTGACGATGGCGGGTGCAGCATATTTGAAAGGTGAATCCGAGCAGGAGAACACCGATGAACCGGAGCAACCGGAGGAAGAAACAGAGCCGGACACAGAACAGCCGGACACAGCAACAGAACCGGACGAAACCGACACGGCAGAGGACGAGACTGACGAGGAGGGAGGTGAATAAGCATGGGAAAGAAAAGACGTTTTGATTTCACAAAGAAAAATAAACGCAGCGGAAAAGTTGAAAATGTCGGCTATTTGGATTTAGAGCAGGACGAGGAACAGAGCAGATGTTCCTTGTATTTCTACGGTGACATTGTATCGGCGACATGGGAATCCATGTGGTACGAGGAGGACAGATGTCCGCAGGACATCGCAGATTTCCTCAACCAGTTAGATGGATATGAGGACATTGACATCTATTTCAATTCCGGCGGTGGCGATGTATTCGCAGGACTGGCAATCTATAACCAGTTAAAACGATACGACGGACACAAAGTCGGATATGTCGACGGAATGGCAGCATCTATCGCATCAGTCATCATGTTCGCATGTGACGAACTGCATTTTGCAACAGGTGCTCAAGCAATGATTCACAAACCGTTATGCATGGCATACGGAAATGCAGACGATTTAAAGGCAGTTATAAAGCAGTTGAATCTCTGCGAGGATTCGATTCTTGATGTCTACATGGAGCATGTGCAGGAGGGTGTCACAAGAGACAAGATTCAGACCCTTATGAGCAATGAGACATGGTTTGACAGTAAGAAGATGCAGCAGTATTTCGACGTTGAAATCGAGGAAAAGGCAGCAGTTGCAGCGTGTGCATCTGACTTTTTCGAGAAATACAACAATATTCCGGAGGCACTCAAGGGAATCGACACAAAGGACATTGTCGATGCGGTAATTACGGAATTGGAAAACCGGAACAATGCGACAGCAGAGGCAGAGAAACAGAGAATCGAGGCAGAAAAGCAGCAGATTCTTGATGATTTATACCTTTATGGTATGTAAGAAATGGAGGACAGAAAGTCATGAATAAGGAATTACAGAAGTTATTAAAGCAGATTAACGACAAGAAAAATGAAGTCAAGAGCCTTGTGAACGATGGAAAACTCGACAAGGCAAGAGCAGCAAAGGAGGAACTCGTAGAATTACAGAACAGATTCGACCTCCTTTATGATTTGGACGAGGACGAGCAGGACGGCATCGAGAACAAGGTCAAGGATGGAACTGCAAAGCAGGTCGGCGGGGATGTCAAGCCGGACAAAAAGAACATCGTGAAATCATTTGTCAACATTGTCAAAGCCGGATTCCTGCACAAAGAGGCAGACGAGGCAGACATCAAGGTGTACAAGGATGCACTCACATCCGACACAACCGCAGGAAGTGAGGGAGAGGTCGGAATCGGCGTGACAATTCCGGAGGACATCAGAACAGACATTATCGAGTTGCGTCGTTCATCCGACAACCTTGAACAGTATGTCAATGTCGAGGGCGTAACAACTAAGACAGGAACACGAAACATTGAGGTTGATGCAGAATCAACACCATTTGACAATGTTGACGAGGCTGCGGATTTTCCGGAGATGGACGAACCGGAATTTTTACCGATTGAGTACAAGGTAAAGAAAAAGGGTGGAATCCTCAAGATGACAGCAGAGTTACTTGAGGACACAGCATCCAACATCATGGCATACATCAACAAATGGATTGCCAAGAAAACAAAGGCAACCCGTAACGCAATGATTCTCAAGGTACTCAATGAGATGACAAAAGGGAAAGAGGTCACAGTCGAGAACCTTGACAGCCTCAAGGACATTTTCAACGAGCAGTTAGACCCTGCAATCGCTGACAATGCAGTTGTTATCACAAATCAGAGCGGTTTCAACTACCTTGACAAGTTAAAGGATAAAGACGGCAACTATATTTTACAGAAAGACCCGACACAGCAGACAAAGGGAAAGATGCTTTTCGGTGAATATCCTATCATCAAATTATCAAAGAAAACTCTTGCATCCGAGAAGATTATGAACACCGATGGTCACACAATCGACGGGTACAAGCATCCTATTTTCTGCGGTGACTTAAAAGAGGCAGTCACACTCTTTGACAGAAATGTCCTCACAATCGACCTCAATGACAAAGGTGCGGGTTTATGGGATAAGGACATGACCGGAATCAAGGTGCGTGACCGTTTCGATGTGCAGCCTGTTGACAAGGGAGCAGTCATCAAGGGTCAGATTACAGAAGTTATCAACGGGTAATATGGCAGCAGGGCGTTGAATCCGTCCTGCTATTGAAAGCAGGTGAGAACATGACGGATGAAGAAAAAGAGAAGTACAGAGGCGGTCTGATTGCTACATGCAAGACATATTGTCACATCGACTATGATGACGACATCGAAATCCTTGAATTGATGCTTGACACGACACTGGATGAAATGACGGAACTGATTCCGAATTTTGACCGGAACAACCTCACAAGCCGTCAAAAACTGCTTGCATTTATGTCCGTGAAAGAACTGTACGACAACCGTGACAAGTACCGGAGCGACACAAAAACGCTATCCGCTGCCGTTTCCTCCATGCTGCTAAAAGAAATATACGGAGGTGCAGCAGAATGACGGGAAGAATCAAGATAATTCGTAAGACAACAAGCGTTGTTGAGGGCAGACGGCAGCAGGAGGAACAGGAATTTTTCTCATGTTGGTGCGATGTCAAGAGTTTGGGAACAAACGAGAAATACAATGCGTTGCAGATAGGTCTTGAGAACACGATTGTGTTTGAAACAAGAGCCTGCGACAAGATGGAGGAAATCAGATTGAATCTGAAAGAGTTCTATGCAGTGTATAAAGGCGTTGAGTTCAAAATATATGATGCGTGTCCGATGTTCACAGACGATAGGAAATATCAGTTGAAATGTAGAGCGGGAGCATAGTGTCATAATCTGACACCGGAGGTGATGCAGTGAAAATCGAAATGGAATTTCAAGGTTTGAAAGAACTTATGAAAGCATTTGAGGACGCAGCGAGCGACGAGGACATAAAAGAGGTCAATCAAAAGATTGTCAAGCAAAGCGAACCAGTCGTGAAAAACATCATGTCCAGTAAGATTCCGAAATCTGCGGACATTAAATTGTCCGGTCGAGGATTTGGTTCAAAGTCATCCGTGACATCACATGCAGCGGACAGCATACCGGTAGGAGCAGTCAAGGTGAAAGACACCGGAGCGTCTGCGAATGTTGGATGGGAAAAGTCGGACAACAGCGAACATTTTTATGTGAAATTCATAAACTGGGGAACTATCTATCGCCCGCCTCAAGAATTTATCTATGCAACAGGGCGTGAGGCAGATGCGGAACTGCAAAAAATCGCAGAACAGGAATATCAATCATATTTAGACAACACATTGAAATGAGGTGAGAGCATGAGCAGCAGTCCGGACATCATCAAAGATGCATCCGACGCATTGAAACCAATATCAGACAGGAAAATCATTGTGATGCAAGGGTGGTATGACAAAAACATCCATGACAGACATGTGACATTGTGGGATTTGGGAGAAAACGACGAGAATTTTTCGGACGACGATGCAGAGGGAGTGACGCTGTCAGTGCAGGTCACTATATTCTCAGAGAATGACGAGGTTGAACTTGCGAGGGAAATCAAGTCACTCATGAAAGAAAATGATTTCTCATTTGACGGCAGGAACGGAGACGATTCAAAGCCGGAGGACGGAATCTATATGAAAGCACAAAGGTTTTCAAAGTTTTATGAAATGGAGGAATAGACATGAGCGAAACAGTAACACAGGTTAGCGACACAGAACAGAAGATTGTGAGGAGTAGAACTTGCGGTTGTAGAGATTTCTACATCGCAAAACTCACACAGAACGATGCGAAAGCATACGTTGCAGAAACTCCGGTCAAACTGGCAAGAGCAATCAAAGCAAAGGTTGACGAAAAGTGGAGTTCTGAAAAGATTTACTCTGACGATGGAACAGAGGAAGTCATCAATTCCTATGAGGGAACAGAAATCGAACTTGAGGTCAATGCACTTGCACCACAGGACAGACAGATTCTTTTCGGTCAGTTATACGAGAACGGTTTTCTTGTAAAGACTGCGGATGACAAAGCACCGGAGGTCGCTGTCGGATGGAGAGAAAGAAAACTCAACGGAAAGTATGATTTCAAATGGTTATACGCCGGAAAGTTCGCAGAGGGCATCAGTGAGGAGGCAAGCACAAAAGAGGGCAAATTGTCTCCGACAACAAAGAGCATCAAGGGTTCATTCTATGAGAGAAGTCTTGACAATGCGTATGAGATTTCGGTCGACGAATCAAACCTCGTTTCCGGAGACACAAAGGCAGCAGAGGCAATCAAGGCATGGTTCAGCAAAGTGCAGGAGAAAAACGGCGGTTTAGGCTAATAAGAGGACATATAACAGGAGGATAAATCATGAAAAGAAAAATTATAGTCAATAACAAAGAGTTTACAATGCCGAAAATGTCAATCGACACATACACGGAATATCTCGAACTTGCAGAGATTGTCGACGCAAAACAGAGGTATTCAAAGCAGGACATTGAGGCGATGGGGCTTTTTATCTGCAAAGCATACGGAGACCAGTTCACCGTTGAGGAATTAAAGAATCCGGAGACCGGACTTGATGCAGCAGGTTTGATTCTTGAGTTCCAGTTCATCGACATGGGAATTGCAGAAGAACTCACCAAGAGAATGGAGAACATCGAGAAAAATTTTCAGAGTGGCAAGTGATACCGGAAATCGAGGTCACTTGCAGAGGTGAGAGACTTTTCATCAATTCCGTAACGGTAGAACAGTATAAAAAATACATCAGTCTCATGGAAAAGAATGACACGGAGAAATTCTCCGAAGTGATGTTTTTCGACAAAAAGATAATGCAGGAGATGTTCGGGAATGAATTGTCGCTTGCAGCAGTTGGGGAGATTGATGCAGTTGAATTTCTGACGGCAATCAAGACGGTTCATTTCATCATGCAGAACATTGTTGCAGAGAAGATGTTGAACATTGTCGAGGTTGAGCAGGTGGAAAAAGAGGCATCCGCATTCGATGACTATGACCGTGAAAATGGATATGAGGACGAGGATGAACAACCGGAGGAAAATCAATGGAAAGTCTGCGGGGAAATTGTTGACCGTGTTGTAAAAATTGCGATTCGGCTATTGAAAAACTCATACAGTCAATGCATGAAAGAGAACATTGTCACGTTGTTGGACTACTTAAAATTTGAATTAGATACAATCAACGAAAATCAGTAAGAGAGGAGGCAACCGAATGGCTCATACAAGCGTCAAAATATCGGCAGATTCGAGCAGTTATCAATCGCAAATGAAATCAGCAGCATCGCAGATGAAAGTCTTGTCTGCGGAATATACGACGGCAGCGACGAAAGCAAAGTTGTTCGGGTCGGAAACAGACAGCCTCAAGGCAAAAGCCGAATCGCTCACTCAAAAAATCACGGTGCAGAAAAACATCGTGAAATTGAACAGTGAGCAGCAGGAGAAGTTGACAAAGAAACTGTCAGACCAAAAGACAAAGCAAGAGGAACTCAAAACAAAGATTGATGCTGCAAAAGAGGCTTATGAGAAATCGACAGCAGAGACCGGAAAGAACTCCGAACAGTCAAAGGCACTCAAAGAGGAACTTGACAAGTTAGAGAAAGAGTTTACCGCAAATGAGACAGCAATCGGAAAGACGGAGACTGCACTTGCAAATCAGACAGTAAAGACGGAAAAGTCAAAAACTGCCCTCATGAACATGGAGGCAGAACTAAAAAATGTTAATGACCAGTTAAAAGATAATAAACTTGAAAAATTTGCGACTGCTTGCGATACGGCAGGAACAAAGATGGAAAGTTTCGGAAAGAAAATGTCGGTTGTATCTGCGGGGATTGCGGGTATTGGTGCAGCATCAATCAAAGCATTCACAGAACTCGACGAGGGTTACGACACAATAGTGACAAAGACCGGAGCAACCGGAGAGGCACTTGAGGGGCTGACACAGTCTGCGGATAATGTTTTCGGCACAATGCCGGAGGATATGTCAACGGTAGGCGAGGCAATCGGAGAAGTCAATACAAGATTCCATACAACAGGAACAGAACTCGAAAAGACATCAAAACAGTTCATTCAGTTTGCAACAGTCAACGGAACGAATGTCACACAGTCAGTCGACCAAGTTGACAAGATTATGAAAGCATGGAACGTCGATGCATCACAGACGGGAAACTTGTTAGGATTACTCACGGCAAAGGCACAGGAAACCGGAATCTCTGTTGATACATTAGAGAGATATGTCCTCGACAATAACGCACAATTCAAAGAAATGGGATTGTCATTGCCTCAAGCAATCAATTTGATGGCTCAATTCGACGCAAACGGTGTTGATTCAACTCAAGCAATGGCGGGTCTGAAAAAAGCATTACAGAACGCCACATCAGAGGGAAAATCAATGGACGAGGCGTTGTCAGATACTATCGGCAGCATCAAGAACGCAAAGACAGAGACCGAGGCGATGCAGATTGCAACGGAATTGTTCGGAAAAAAAGGTGCTGCGGAAATGACAAAGGCAATTCGTGAGAACAGAATTGACCTCACCAGTCTTTCGTCATCAATGGAAGAATACGGTTCAACAGTCGAGGACACCTACAACGGAACACTCGACCCGATTGACAATGCAAAGGTTGCAATGAACAACGCAAAACTGGCGTTGTCGACACTGGCATCCACAGCACAGACATCCGCAGCACCCATGATTGAAAAATTGACCGGAAAGATTCAAGAGTTGACACAATGGTTCACGTCGCTCTCTCCGGCACAGCAAGAAACAGTTCTCAAAGTTGGTCTTGTGGTCGCTGCTATCGGTCCGTTGTCAATCGGATTCGGAAAAGTGGCAAAGGGAATCTCTGACACGGTAACGACCGGACAGAAATTTGTGTCCGGAGCTGCAAAGATAATTGCAAAGATTACGGCAAAGACAGCAGCCACGGCAGCGGGAACGGCAGCAGATACGGCGGGAACAGCAGCCACGGCAGCACACACAGCAGCAACAACGGCAGCCACGACGGCGACCGGAGGCATGACAGCAGCACAAACGGCATTGAATGCAGTTATGAATATGAATCCATTTGCAAAAGCGATTTTAATTATAACGGCGTTAATTGCGATAGGCGTTGCCCTATATAAAAACTGGGACAAGATTAGTGCATTTGCTGGAAAAATGTGGGGAAGCGTAAAAACACATTTTAACAACATCAAAAAAAGTGTGACTGATTCATTCAAAAAGTCAGGGGAAGCGGTAGAAACAAATGTCAAGAAAATGACCGATTCAGTTAAAAATAGCACGATCGGAAAGGTGACAGCAGCAGGATTTAAAGCTGTATATAATCATGTAAAAACCAATATGGAAGCATCTACAAAAGCCACAAAGAAAAATCTGGATGAAATGAAATCTGCCTATGAAAAGAACGGTGGTGGAGTAAAGGGTATTGTGGCTGCAACCATGGTAGCAGTAAAAAACCATTATCAGAAAAAATATGATGAAATCAATAAACTGACTGGTGGAAAACTTGATGTCATGGTGCAAAAAACCAAGGACGGATTTCAAAAGGCTGCTAATTCCGTGTTGGAAAAAGTTGCAACCGCAAAGGCAAATGCACAGAAATTTGCATCCGAGGTTGTGGATGCTGTGGGTAGGATTCCGGGGCAGACTATAACAATTGGAGTGAATCTCGTGAAAGGACTGTGGAAAGGAATTAGCAACATGCAGTCCTGGGTGATTTCAAAGGTGAAAGGGTTTGGAAATTCGGTATTGACTGGATTAAAAAATTTTTTCGGAATCCATTCCCCATCCAAGGTTATGGAGGAGCAGATCGGAAAGAATCTGGCATTAGGTGTTGCAAATGGAATTACAAAAAATAAGAAGTATGCAAAGAAATCGGCTTCTGATTTAGGTAGCGAGATTGTAAAGGCAGCAAAGAAAAAAATAAATACGTATAAGACATATCATACAATGTCTTTGAAACAGGAAATAGAATATTGGGATGCGGTAAGAAAGCAGATCAAAAAGGGTACATCGGCAAGGACAGAAGCTGATAAAAAATATTTGGCTGACAAAAAAACTCTGAATAAGCAGCTTTTGAAAGCAAAACAGGATTATGCTAAAAGCGAAAAGCAAATCAATGCAGATTTGAAAAAAGAGATTAAGAGTTTGAATGCCGAATACAAAAATGCAGTAAAGGAGCGAAAAGAATCACTTCTTTCCTCGTTTTCATTATTTGAGTCTTATGATGCGGGAGACACCGTGTCGAAAACCGATTTACTTGTTGGAATGCAAACACAAGTTGAAGCTATTGAGGAATGGCAGAGACAGATCAAAACTTTGCAATCAAGAATGGGAAACACCAATCTGTACAAAACGATACAGGAAATGGGCGTAAGCGGTTTACAACAAGTAAAAGCACTCAATTCCATGACAGACGAGGAACTAAAAAGATATGAAAAACTGTATAAAGAAAGACAGACATCTGCTAAAACACAGGCTACCACGGAATTACAGGACGCAAAGAAAAGTACAGATGAAAAAATAGCAAAAGCAACGGAGAATGCGGAGAAAAAACTTACAAAGGCACAGAAAACATATACAGATGCATGTAAAAACTTGGGTGTGTCCGGAGTATCGGCAGTAAAGAAAACGGTTGACGGAGCAGAAAAACCACTTACAAAGTCTTTGAATAAGATTGGAAAGAAAACCACAAAAACTATAAGCGATGCAGTATCCACGGTAAAAAGAGGAACTGGAAAATTAAAAAAAGCAATGGATTTCAAGTGGTCATTGCCGCCATTGAAAATTCCACATATCACAGTATCGGGAGGAAAATCGCCGTATGGAATTGGAGGAAAAGGCTCTGTCCCGAAATTCAATATAGAATACTACAAAACGGGTGGAATCATGACTAATCCGACCGTGTTTGGTATCAACGGCAACAGCCTCATGATAGGAGGTGAGGCGGGAGATGAAGCGATTCTTCCACTTGCAGAATTTTACAACAAATTGAACAGCATGCTTGATAAGAAACTGGATGCAGTGCAGAAATCACCAGTCGTATATGTGACAAATCACACATACATTGACGACGACGAAATTGCAAGCAGAACAGTGTCAAAGGTAGATGCGGAAATGGTGACAAATAAACGAAAAGGGAGGTAAAGAAGAACAATGAAAATAAACGGAACAGACATCAGAAAGTATAATGCAAAGCAGTTGACCGCCGATGTGCAGCCTCCCTCTTTTTCAAATTCATATGAATGGTTGACGAGCGCAGTACTACCAACGGAGCTTGAGACAGAGGTTCAGATGGGACATTTGAAATTGTCAATATATTTTAAGGGAAAGGATAGAAATAATATCATCCGTGCAGCATCAGAACTCATGAGCAATTTTACAAAGGCTTGCAAGATGGAACTTGACGGCTACAAAGGAACATACATCGGATTTATCACAACAGATGACTATGAAAAACAAAATGTGAAACAGAGGTACATTGTAAATCTCGAATTTGACGGATTCTTTGTCGATGATGACATTTCAATCGTATTCGATGGGAAAACCTCTGCATTGCTCTATAAAGCGGGGACAAGAGACGCTCCGTGCGTTGTGGAGATATATGCAAAGAACGACTTGACGAATTACACAATCACCGGACTGGGAGAGGACGACATCATCATTGATAGTTTAGAAGCAGGAAAGACGGTTGTGATAGATGCAAAGACTGGACTTGTGACCATTGATGGGGAAAATGCATTTGACAAGGTGAACATATGGATGTTTCCAATACTAAAAGGAAAAGAAATAGTACTCACATTTTCGGATACAAAGGCGTGTGTGACCATTCGATACACGCCTATGTGGATTTAGCAATTTTAAGGGAGGAATGAGCAATGCAGATATTTGACGACAAAAAGAAAAAAATCGGGATATTGTCAGAATTTAAGGACAGGGAAATAACCACAACACTGGATTCCGGAGACAAGGAACTGTCGTTCAGTTATTCTGCAACCGGAGTATTGGTTGATCTATTAAAAGAAGAATACTATATACGAACAAAGACGGATGAATTTGTTATCAAGGCAGTTGAAAAGGGTGAACAGTTTAACAAATACACTGCAACTCTCAATGTTGAGGAATTGGAGGGAACGCCATTCCGTTATGGGTTTAAAACGGAAGAACAGACAATCAAAGAGTGCCTTGAGATCGCGTTCAATGGTACGGGATGGCATATCGGAAAATGCAATGTTGCAAAAAAAAGAACCATCGACATGCAGGAGAGTGCTACGGCATGGGATGTCCTACAAAAGTGTCTCTCAACATATCGTTGTGAGTGCATCATCAATTCGCTCACAAAGACAATCGACATATACGACCGGATAGGAAGTGACAAAGGATGTTATTTCATGGAGGGGATGAACCTCCGGAAAATATCATTGAAATCGGACACATATGATTTTTATACAAGAATCTATCCGATAGGCAAGGACGGAATCACACCGGAATGTTTGATAGGAAAAGACTATATAGATAATTTTCAATACAGTTCAAAAGTTAAATCATATGTGTGGAAAGATGAAAGATACACAAATGCAACAAGTTTGACTGAAGATGCAACAGCAAAGATTGAGGAGATGTCAAGACCATATAAAGCATACACTGCAGAGGTGATTGATCTTGCGAAAGCATCAGAGAAATACAAAGATATTCTCTTATATGGCATCGGAGACACGGTCACGCTTGTGTCAAAAAAAATGAGAACAAAAGAAAAACAGAGAATTGTCAAAATCACGGAATATCCGGAAACGCCCGAAAAGAACACGGTTGAGATTTCCAATGCAAAAAAGACATTTGCAGAAATTCAGCAGGAAGAAAACGATTTATTAAAAGACAATATTTACGAAGAATCGCAAAAAAGAGAAGACGAAGATAAAAAAGTAATAGTTAGGATAGAAAAAACTGAGGAAAAAATTGAGACAGAGGTAACAGACCGACAAAATGAAAACAGAGAATTGTCGTCAAAAATATCACAGACGGCACGGAAAATTGAGACAGAGGTAACAGACCGACAAAATGAAAACAGAGAATTGTCGTCAAAAATATCACAGACGGCACACAAAATAGAATTAACGGCGACGGGGGGAGATAAAACAATAGGGATAGTCATACGGCTGTATGATGAAAATGGAAATATAATTGATACAACATCGGGGGATGCAAATATAACAATAACAGGATTTGTAACCTTTTCGGATTTGGCTAATGCAGGAAGAACCACGATAAATGGAGCGAACATCACGACGGGGACAATAAACTGTGACAGACTTGATGGGGGAACAATAAGAGGACAAAAAATAATAGTAGACAACGGATGGGATCTTTTGAAAGATACGTCGGGGAATAATATATATAGCATACTTAATTCATGGAAAAGAACAAACAGTCTTGCATCAAAGGGAAATGAAAATGATTGGTATGGAACACAAAGATTCTATACAGACATATCAGCACCGTGCATTAAGGGAAGAACATCTAGTGCAGCAGCGAATGTGAGATGCCAAGATGGAACGAATGGGTGGCTTGCAACTTCGGCGACGTCATCGAAAAGATACAAACATGCAATAACAGATATTACAGATGAAAAACTGAATCCGCAAAGATTATACGATCTGCCGGTTAGACAGTTTGTATATAATGACGATTATCTCGATGAAAATGACCAAAGATATGGAATGGCAGTTTGCGGATTTATTGCAGAGGAAGTGGAAGAAAAATATCCAGTCGCTTGCGAATACAACGATGACAATATGCCGGAAAACTGGGATATTCGATACATTGTTCCTCCGATGCTAAAACTTATCCAACAACAACATGAAGAAATTGAAAAAATAAAATCTGACAATAGGGAGATATTAGATAAATTTAGAAAGCTAGAGACGCAAATGGAGAAAGCACAAGAAATAAATAGGTAATTGCGAAACTCGCGATGCTCGTTCGCAAACTTGAATCAAAATAGAAACAGAATTGAGCATAGCATGATTTTAATGACGAAAAC